GAAGCTGAAGAAACTACTGATGAAGTAGAGACTGAAGAAGAAGCAACAGAAGAATCAGATGACGAAGCTGAGGAAGAAGAACAGTCGCAAGATGAAGTTCCTGCTATCCTTAAACTTAAAGTCAATGGTGAAGATGTTGAGAAGCCACTAGACGAAGTAGTAGCATTAGCTCAACAAGGCTTAGACTACACGCAAAAGACACAACAAGTAGCAGAACAACGCAAAGAGCTAGAAGCCTATGCTGAGAGTATAAAAGCTCAAGAGCAAGCCTTTCAAGAGCAAATGCAACTTAACAATGTCTTAATTGAAGATGTAGCAAAAATCACATCATTAGACCAACAATTAAACCAATATGCAAACGTGAATTGGCAACAATTGTCTGATAATGACTTTGTGGAAGCACAAAAACTTTTCTTTACATACAACCAACTACAGCAAGAACGTAGTCAACTTGTTTCACAGTTTGAAGCCAAAAAGCAACAAGTCGTTCAGAAGCAAACGCAATTGATGTCTGAGAAGATAGCAAAAGGAAAAGAAATTCTAGCAAAAGAGATACCAAATTGGAGTCCTGAGACTAACCAAGCATTGTTATCTACTGGCAAGGATTATGGTTTTTCAGATGCAGAACTCAATTCAATTGTTGACCCTCGTCACGTAAAGGTATTGCATGACGCTATGCAATGGCGAAAACTACAACAGAATTCTACTGTAAAGAAAAAAGTATCAAGTGCTAAACCAGTAGTGAAACCTGGTTCTAAAGATACTAAAGCGGAAGCTAACTCTAACCACCGTCAATTACGTGAGCAATTACGTAAGACTGGTAAGTCAGATGCAGCTCAAAAACTTATAGAAAACATGCTTTAATTTACAAAGGAAACCATAATCATGGCAACATCAGCAACCAATAGTTATACCGGTAAAGGTATAGCAGAGTCATTTGAAGATATCATTTTTGATATTTCTCCAGAAGACACACCATTGTTATCAATGGCAAAAAGAATGTCAGCAGGTCAAACTTACCATCAATGGCAAACAGACGCATTAGCAGCAGCAGCTACTAACGCTTCAGTTGAAGGTGATGACGCTTCATTCTCAACATTAGCAGCAACAACAGTATTAGGCAACTATACTCAAATCTCACGCAAAACAGTTCAAATTTCAAACACATACGACGTAGTACGTAAGTATGGTCGTAAGTCTGAAGTTGCTTACCAACTTATGAAAGCTGGTAAAGAAATGAAACGTGACATGGAGTATGCTTTAGTACGTAACCAAGCATCATCAGCAGGTGGACCAGCAACAGCTCGTACATCAGCAGGTATTGAATCTTGGATTACTAACCGAGTAATTGCTACAGGTTCTACAGCAGGTACAACACCTGGCTTCGTAAACGGTACAGTAGCAGCTCCTACAGACGGTACTTCAGTAACATTCATTGAAGCAGACTTAAAGTCAGCTTTACAATTAGCTTGGACAGACGGTGGCGAGCCATCAACAATTCTTATGTCAGCTACTAACAAGTCACGTTTCTCTGGCTTTGCTGGTATTGCTACTAAGTTTGTAGACGTACAAGTTAAAGCACAGGCTTCAATTACTGGTGCAGCAGACGTTTACGTTTCTGACTTCGGTAACCATACTGTGAAACTTGACCGTTTCATGCGTGACCAAGCAGTTCTATGTATTGACCCAGGCTATGTTGGTTTAGCTTCACTCAGACCTTTAAGCAAAGAAGAACTTGCTAAAACTGGTGACTCAACAAAATGGCTCTTAACAGCAGAGTACGCACTTGTGGTTCAAAACCCAGATGCACATGCTAAGATTCAAAACGTAGGTGCTTAGTAATTAGATATGATATAATGGAGGGAATTAATTTTCCCTCTGTTGTATTTTTATTATGCCAATATTATTTGACCACAATAGCGTAACAGGTGTAAGTCAGTACTTTGACTATGACCCAGCTAAAGATACATACTACCTAACCTCTACTCAAGACTTGAGTGGCATGTTAGACAAGATTAAACAAGCAAGAGATAACCCTGAAATTTGGAATAAAGGTGTTCAAGAAGAGTGGGCACACTTTGCTAGTATTCCACCTGTAGTGGAAATGCAATTAAAGCAAAAGGGTATAGACATGTATAACCCTAACCAAACTAAAGAACTCATAAAAGAAATAAACGAAAACTATCCATATCTCAAGTTGACAACAAAGAATGGATAAACAAGAAATACAAAAGATACAATTAGCCATACATGACCTTATCAATCAGGAAAAGTATGACGAAGCATTACCACTTATATATTCTGTATTAGAAGAATATCCTAATGAAGCTGCTACACTAAACTTCTTAGGTTATATCTGGTTAATGGGCGATAAGCCTGCATTTGCATATCAGTTCTTTCGTAGAGCATTACAAGAGATGCCAGGCAATAAAGCTATATGGACATCACTAGGTCGTGCAGCACATGAACTAAACATGTATGAAGATGCTCTAAAGTATTTCTTAAAGTCAGCAGAATTAGACCCTACATACGCATTAGCTTATTCTAATGCAGCAGCAACGCTAGTACAAACATCTAAATGGGATGATGCAGAGAAAGCCTGTAAGATGGCTTTAGAATGTAACCCTAACGACTTACATGGTCAACTAAACCTAGCACACACTTACCTAGCTAAAGGTGAATGGGATAAAGGTTGGGCAGAATGGCATAAGTCACTAGGTGGTAAGTTCCGTAAAGAATGGGTATATGGTGACGAAGTAAGATGGGATGGCACTAAAGACAAAACACTTATTATCTATGGCGAACAAGGTCTAGGTGATGAGATATTCTATGGTAGCTGTATTCCTGATGCTATTAGTTCTAGTAAGCAAGTCTACATAGACTGTGACCCAAGACTAGAAGGATTATTTAAACGTAGCTTTCCAGAAGCAGAAGTTCATGGCACTCGTAAAGAAGATAGCCCTGAATGGTTAGCTGATAAGAAGTTTGATTACAGATGTGCCATAGGTGGTTTACCACAGTTCTTTAGACATACGAATAAAGACTTTCCTGGCACACCTTATCTAAAAGCTGACCCTGAAAGACGCACTATGTGGCGTGGGTTATTTGACTCATGGGGTAAGAAAGTTATAGGTCTTACGACTAAAGGTGGTATTAAACATACTAACGCTAAAGGTCGTGAACTAACACAGGAAGACATAGAACCATTATTAAAGCTCAAAGACTATGTGATAGTCAGTTTAGATTATAGCGTAGAACGCAAATTAGACGGTGTTAAATACTTTGACTTTGCGACAAGTGCAAAAGACTATGATGATACAGCAGCGTTAATAGCTGAATGTGATTTAGTATTAGGTGTAAATACAACTGCTCAACATTGTGCAGCAGCTATGGGAGTAAAGACATGGTGTCTAGTTCCTACATGGCATCAATGGCGTTATGCTCAACCTAGTATGCCTTGGTATCGTCACATGAGAATTATCTACCAAGACAATGATACTTGGAAAGAAGTTATCAATAAGGTAGCTAAACAGTTAAATGGGACTTGGTGATTGGTTAATGGCATCTGGTGATGCTAAAGAAGCTAACGAAAGAACCGGTAAGAAAGTAAAGCTAGGTGATGGCAGTAGAATGTTTACTGACATACAAGTCTTTTCTAATAACCCTAGAATGGCATTTAAAGATGATACAGACGTAGTATGGGTTAATAACTATCCTAGCAGTAGACCTTATCTTAAAGGTACACATAAAGGTAAGTTATTATTCAATAATGACTATAAGCCTAGAGTAGGCGAAATATACTTTAGCGAACAAGAACAAGAAGTCATAGATAAAATAGATAAGGACTACATAGTAGTAGAGCCTAATGTTAAAAGAGTCTATGCACACACAGTTAATAAAGCATGGCATGGTTGGGAAGAGTTATTTAAACATGACTTACCATGGCTACAGTTAGGTGATGTTACTACTGACAAGAAAACAAAGTGGGTAGAAACACCAACCTTTAGAGACGCATTAGCAATATTAAGCAAAGCAAAGTTATTTGTAGGCACAGATGGTGGTTTACATCATGCAGCAGCAGCATTAGGCATACCTTCTGTAGTGATATGGACAGGATTTACTTCACCGAGGCACTTAGGATATGATACCCATAGAAATATACATGACGGTTCAGAGCCATGTGGGACTTATGATAGCGTATGTCAACATTGCCTTCTAAAAAGCAAAGCAATCACCGTAGAACAGGTTTTAGATGCAGTTAATACTGAGTGGCATAGAACGCAGAGATAACGTCTTAAAACGCTTGCAAAAGCATTGTAAGGGCATTTTAACAAGAGAATGGGATGGTAAGTCTATTCCAGTCGTAGTAGGTAATTTACAGGGTGCAGATAAGATACAAATAGCCTGTAGAGAACAAAAAATACCCTATATTCTGATAGACCATGGCTACTTTCACAGGTCATCTGATTTAGAATGGGCTAGATTCTGTGTAAGTAACTACCATTGCACAGATTGGCGTGTGTCAGATAGAGAAACACCTAAAGTTCACGAGTATCGTAATGGTGAAAACGTAGTTGTGTTACCACCAGCAGAAAAAATATCATACATTTACAATGCTTCTCTTTGGTTAGATACAACAATAGAAGAGATTAGAAAACATACAGAGAGAAAGATTGTCATTAAGCGTAAAGGCGAAGGTGACTTTAAACAAACATTAGAAAAAGCTCATGTCATTGTGAGTTTTGGTAGTGTCGCAGATGTAGAAGCACTTATTCGTGGTGTGCCTGTCATAGGTTCACCTTATAGCCCTGCAAAACCTGTATCCAATAACATTAAAGACATAGAAAACTTAACATATTTTGACAGAACAGCATGGTTAAGCTCATTAGCTGCAAGTGAATGGCATAAAGATGAGATGGACAAGTGCTGGGATAGACTAAAAGGACAATTAGATGGCGTTTACTAACTATACCTCGTTTGTAACTACGGTAGAAAACTACTTAGCACGAACAGACTTAACATCACAGATACCTGACTTCATTCAGATGGCACAATTTAGAATGACTCGTGATTTAAGAACAGAAAGAATGTTAAAAGTCGCTACTGCTGACACTACAGATAGCACAGTAGGCTTTCCTACAGACTTTTTAGAAGTCAGAGAAATACACATGTTAGGTAACCCACCTGTGTTACTAGAGTTTCAGTCACCTGACTTATTCTTTAGAGATGGTCAAACAACATTATCAGGCAGACCTCACTACTTTACAATGTTAGGTACAGAATTTAAGTTTGCACCAGGTCCTGATACAAGCTACACAGTTCAAATTTTATATTATGCTCAACCTACATTTATCTCTAGCACAACTTCTAGTAACTTGTATTTAGCATACTATCCAGATGCTCTACTTTATGCAACTCTAGCAGAGGCAGAACCATATCTTATGAACGACCAAAGAATTGCTACATGGTCTGCTTTATACGATAGAGCAATTGCTAATATTAAGAAGAGTGATTTAGGTTCAACATATCCATACACAACATTAAGCGTAACACCAAGATAAAGGAAAAATCATGGCAGAAATGAGCAACTTTTTAGAGAATGCACTTTTAAACGCTACTCTAAACGCAACAACATACACAGCACCAGCTAACATATACGTATCATTATGGACTTCAGACCCTACAGACGCAGGTAGTGGTACAGAAGTTAGTACATCTGGTACAAGCTACGCTAGAACAGCAGTATCATTTGCAACAGCATCTGGTACATCAGGTAACGTATTAAATGACGCTGATGTTACTTTCCCAACAGCAACAGCTTCATGGGGAACAGTAGGTTGGATTGGTATTAATGATGCAATTACAGGTGGTAATCTTTTATACCATACAGCTTTAGATACAGCGAAAGCAATTGATACTGGCGATATATTTAAGATTTCAACAGGTAACCTTTCAGTTACATTAGCGTAAGGATAAATCATGGCTCTAGTCGTTAAAGATAGGGTAAGAGAAACCACTACGACCACAGGCACAGGCACAATTACATTAGGTGGTGCTGCTACAGGCTTTCAATCATTCTCTGTTATTGGTGATACTAATACTACGTTCTATACGATACAGTTAGCCAATACAAATGAATGGGAAGTAGGTGTAGGAACATACACGTTATCAGGCACTACTTTATCTCGTGATACTATATTAGAGTCTAGCAATGGTGGAACTGCAGTTAATTTTAGTGCAGGTACAAAAGATGTATTTGTTACTTACCCTGCAGAAAAAGCAATCTATCTAGGTAATTTACCTACTAAAATGGTAGTAACTAAAAGAGATACAACTACTGCTGACGTTGCTTTAGCTAATGGTTTTTTACCTGTATTAAATAGAAGTGGCTCAACAATTAATGTTACAGTAAGTTAAGGAAAATTATGGCAACTCGTTATGGATTAGTGCTTAATGGCACAACAATACAAGAATTACAGTCAGGCGATACTATTATTGGCTTAACTTCTAGTACAGCACTTCAAAAAGGTGATGGCTCTACTGGAATTACTGCGGCTTCTGCTGGTACAGACTACGCAGCACCAGGTACAGCAGCTACATTCACAGCATCACAACGTGGCACAGTCACTACTGACAATGATGGTTCATTTGATATGAACGTAACTAACAACTTCTCATGCACACCTTCAGGAACATTTGCACTTACCTTTACTAACATTACAGCAGGTCAGTCAGGCTATGTTCTCTTAATTAATACTGGTGGTCATGCAGTCACAGCAGCAGCAACTACTAAAGTAAATACATCATTCTTAACTACAGTATCAGCAGCAGGTACATACTTATTGTCATACTTTTCTAATGGCACTAATGTATATGTCACTACTGGTGGAGCAATGGCTTAATGGCTATTTTAAACAATAGTAATGCTATCTCTAGTGGTGGCTATGATATAAATAACTCACTTCGTTTAAGAAGAAGTAATAATGCTTACTTATCAAGAACACCTGCTAGTGCTGGCAATCAGCAAACTTGGACATATTCTGCTTGGGTTAAAAGAGGTTTATTAGGAAGTATTCAAGATATTTGGCACGCAAATGGTTCAGGAACATCTGAAAATGACTACTTTGCTTTTGATAGTGACACTTTACAATTTAGAATTAAAAACAGTAATACTGTAGTTTGTGAATTAATTACAACACAAGTATTTAGAGACCCTTCTGCTTGGTATCACATTGTACTTGCATGGGACTCTACTCAAGCTACATCCTCTAATAGAGTTAAAATATATATAAATGGAACTCAAATAACAGCATTTACTACTGCTACATATCCCGCACAAAATACTAATACAAATTCTTATAACAGTACTGTTTTACATACTATAGGAACTCAATGGTATAATTCAACTTTAAGTAATTATTATGATGGTTATATAACAGAAGTAAACTTTGTTAATGCTCAAGCCCTAACACCATCATCATTTGGTGAAACAGATACAACCACAGGTTCATGGAAACCTAAAGCATATAGTGGCACTTATGGCACTAATGGCTTCTACCTTAAATTCTCTGACATAGCTACTACATCAGGTTCTAATGCAGGTCTAGGTAAAGACTTTAGTGGTAATGCTAACTATTGGACTACTAATAACATATCTGTAACAGCAGGCACAACCTATGATGCTATGATAGACAGTCCTACGCTAACAAGTGCGACTGTGGCTAATTATGCTGTGTTGAACCCTGTTGATAAAAGCACAGGAACGATAACAAACGCAAATCTTACATACGCATCATCTTCTGGTTTTGGTGCGAGAAGTACCATTTCAATGTCAAGTGGTAAATGGTATTGCGAAGTTACTTGTTCTACAGCATCAGATAATATGCTTGGAATTTTGTCATCAACAGAAAA